GAATCACCGACTCGGGGATCGCGTCCTCGTCGACGGGCTGCTCGGCCGATTGAGGTTTGGGAATCTCGCCGGTACGGCCTTTACCGGGCTCGTAAGAAACGAGGTCGGCCAGGGCGATGTACTGGATGGCCCCCGCCGAATTCTTGATCATCGCCCAGTCCTTGTCGTGGTGGGCGATGAACTCAACGATCTGACCGTTCTTCGTGTTCTGGTACAGCGCCATAAAGCACAAACAAAAAAGGGCGCCTGATCATTCAGACGCCCTCATTGTAGGGATAAACCCCAAGATCACAGAGCTCAGGACTCGGTGATGAAGGGCACGCTCACGTCGTTCAGCTCGGCCACCACATCGTCGAGGTAGTAAGCCACCTCGCAGATGATCGGGGTGCCGCCAGTCAGGCTGGAGGTCAGGGTCGAGCCGGCTGCAGTGCCAGTGCTGTTGGTCACGTAGACCTTGAGGGTCTCCGCGCCAGCCAGCACCACAGGAGTCACCACGGTCTTGGTTGCCGAAGCCGGAGCCACTGCACCACTAGCGGCAACCGCGATGCTTGCGCTCGGGGTTGACAGCGTGGTGGTGGTCAACACGTCGTCGTTAGCGACGGCATCTGCCAGCTTGATCCGGTTGGTGGCAGTGCCACTCAGGCCGGTGAAGGCAGTGCCCACGCCACGATCCTTGCGCATATCAGGCACGCGAATGCCGATGTCATAGACGCAAGCACCAGCGGGCAGGGTCAGGCCAACGATGTCAGCGCGGGGCTTGTCATCACCACGCTTATCAGGCGAGGGGATGATCACATCGAAGCTGGTACCACCGGTCGCGTTCACCAGCGCGTAGCCAGTGATGTGGTAGTAAACCCGGCCAGGCAGGCAAACCGCAGGCTGGCCCTGGTAGGAGCTCAGGCGGTTGACGTAGTTACCGGGATAAATCTTCTTCGCCATGATTCGTTACCTCCTATCAGTAAACGAAGGAGTACGCCACGGTTACGAAGTCCTTGTTCAGGATCTCGAAACCAGCGAAGAGCGACCAAATCATGATGATAAAACGACTGAAATCGTCGTTGTTGTTCAACAGGATCTGGGCGTTGTTGCCGCCGATGCCCACGCCTACGGCCTGAGGACCGAAGAACAGCATCGGAGCAGCGGTGGTGACGGTCGAGCTGATCGACGCGTCGGTGATGGTCACCTGCAGGCTCTTCTCGGGCAGGTTGGTGCTTTCGAACCAACGCACGCCTTCGAACAGGAAGCCGGAGGGCATCACGGGCTGACCAGCGACAAAGCCGGCCTGGCCATAAGCAGGACCCATACCACGGAAGAAGGTGGCGTTGGGAGCCAGCTCGGGCTGCATGGGGTTGACCATGCCATTGCCGGCGTAACGAGCGATCTCACGGAACGCATCGTTTTGACGCAGGTGCATCATTGCGGTGGGATCCGCAATACAGCGATAGTACCCATCAGCGAAGGTGGGCACGTTGCGCTTCCGCATGTCTTTGACCACCTCAAGAAGGTCGGTCTTGACATCAAACTTGGCTGATTCGCCAGCGGCATAAGTCAGGAAGGGAGCGGAACCCGCCTTCGACTTCTTCAGGGGGTAGAAGTAACCACCCTTGGTGCTATCAGCAGCGCCATTAGCTTCTGCTTTGAACAGCTCATCAGCGAATACACGATCACGCCAGCGGCGGTAATCGTCAAGCAAAGTGAGACTTCCGATCGATTGATGGAAGACGTTCAGGTTACCGGTATCCAGCAAAAGACGCTGGGCGGTAAGCAGGGTCTCGCGTGCAACTTTGAACGTAGAAGGTGCACTTGTATCGGTAGGATCGGCGGGGCCGGTGTATTCCTTGAGTGTTACAAGGACTTTATCCTTGACGATACTGCGCGAAGATGCTGTGCCGAGAGTTTGATCAGCAGTGCGCTCACGGCTATCTTTGGTGCCAGGGGCACCCCAGAAGCGGTAGCGATCCAACTGAACTGTCTGACCAGGCTGTTTCAGTTCGTTTTATCAGGGCTGTTTATTCCCTGACTTCACTAGCTTAAGGCATGCTAGTGCTCAGACTATATCATCACCTGTACTCAGGTGTCCCGCGCTCGTGTCGCCTTACCGCCTTTGCCTTCCGGCAGTCAGGCTCGGCGTTAGTCGTTGAACCTTCTCCGCATTTCTGCGGAGCTTGGCTGCTGATTGCCCTCTCTTACGAGTGCCGGGTTTCCAGCAATTCACGGGATTTTCTATAGCGATTACTCGCTAAAGCGCCACAATTAGCGAAGTCATGAACGACCACAGGCTCTACAGCCATCTCCACAATATAGGAGGGATGTGGTCGATACAGCTCGGCACCAAGCAGCTTCGGAAAATCGTTCAATCACTCCACAATTTCTTATGGGATCGGACTATCTCTTCACCCAGATTCCTGGGTGCCGGGCGCTAATCGTGTATTACGCAGCAAGTTCGTGCTGCACCACGTAGTCTCTGCACGTTCCAGTCGCGCTCGACTGGCTTCGCTCAGGATTACCCTCGCCTTGACGTTAGGGCTTCCCTGAATTCACCCGGTTCTCACTGGCCGGTTACCCGACCAGGTGACAACTCTATTGCTTATGCGGTAATCTTCGGCTAGTGGACCGATAACATGAAACCAGTTCCAGTGCCAGGTTTTCCCGGAGTCCTGATCGACGAGTCGGCCAGGGTCTATCTCCAGGGAGACGCTGGGGTCACAGAATTAAAGGTCAGCCAATCCAGCACTTACTGCAGGGTGTCACTGCCCTGCGACTGCTCTAAGCGCCGCATGCATGTTCACGTCCTTATGGCCATCACATTCCTGGGGCTAACTCTCGATGAAACGGGCTGCAGCTCAGATAGCTTGCAGGTCGACCATATTGATGGCAATAAGCGGAATAACCGTCTTGAGAACCTAGAGGTTGTGACCAAACAGGAAAATCTGCGCCGAGCGTGGGCTGCAGGCGCATACGCGCGCAATGGTTACGCCAGCAAAGGCCGGCCCAAGCCATCTTTGCAGCGCTTCAACAGTGAGCAGGTCCAGGACATGCGTCGATTGCGAGAAAGCGGTCTCTCATACAGAGCGATCGCGGCTCGGTTCAAGTGCGACCATAAAGCTGTCTATCGGATCCTTCGCGGAGAGACTTACCGGCAATAAGCCGTTATCAATCCACATGGGATGAAACGCTCCAAATTGTCGAGGTGCGAGAAGGCAGGCGGACTGCCTCCTGAGTCAGACTATAGTGCAGTTTTGTAGGGCGAAAAATTGGACGCAGCTGACGTCCGCGGTCTCCTCGGCCTGCTGCTTGCTGATGGCAGCCTGGTGCCATATCGCTGTCCCGGCGGGGGGTACATCCAATTGACGTTGACGGCGGGGGCAAAAGAATCCGCATTCCTCGAAGAAAAGGTGGCCGAATTCCGGCAATTCATCCCCACCAGGGCGCAGATTGTTCACTACAAAACCAAGCCGCGCTCCAACGGCAACAGCACCTCGGTGCTTCGTTTTCGGGTCTCGACCACCAAGTTGCGCCCCGTTTACAACTTGCTCTACCCCAGGGGCGAACGCGAGATCACGCAAACCGCTCTAGACATGCTCGGCGCTCAAGCGGCGGCCTGGCTCTGGGCAGAAGGGGCTCGCCCCACCGAGGGTGACGGCGTGGATCTCGCCCGAGTCGGCTGCAGCCTCGAGGAAGCCCTGCGCGTTGGCCAGTGGCTCGGGGTCCTTACAGGCGCCGAGGCCTCCCTGTCAGATACCCACATCCGCCCGCGCTTGCATTTCGAGCCCGCCGAAGCGCGCAAAATTCGGACAGCGCTCCAGCCTTACGCGCCCGCCACCCGCCACCACCTCTTTACTCACGAAGTCTGGGATGTCAGCACCATTCGTAGCGCTCGCACTGAGCTACTGCTTGGGGCCGGGGCGGATCAAGCTGCTCGGCCGGCGGCGGCGGCCCTGGCTGGAGATCAAGCGCCGGGAGACCGATCTGACCTACCTGCTGCACCAGAGCCGGCAACTGCACAAACTGCATGACGGGCCGCTCGATCTGGTCATCGACACGCTGCAGACCGATGGCTTCTATGACGACCGGCGCCTGCGTTGCCATGGCGACGGTCTCTACCGGGTCTACGAATTGATGTACCCAAGAGACGAGCGGGTGATCACCCCCGAGATCCTCGCCATCACCGGCAAGCAGGGCGTAGCGGCGCTGTGGTGCGACTACGGCTCAGTGGAAGGGCAGAAGCTCAGGATCACCTGCCCGGGTGGCAAGCAGGAAGCGCTGCTGGTCTATGACCATCTCACCAATCTCGGTTTCAAGCCGATGTATAACCGCTCGGCAATTCGCAATCCCAAGATTGATTTCATTGGCGAGGGTGCCGATCACCTAGCTCGTGAACTACGGCAGCTCATCCCCCGCCATCGCCACGCAACACTTCGCCGTTAAATTAGTGCTGCCGGGGCACCGGCCGCCCCGAAGAAGAACGGCGTCAGGGGCGCATGTCCAGGAGCTCAGATTTTTGCCGTTTCCCTGAGCTGGTGAGTGATCCGCCGTGCGTTTGATCAACGGGCGGCGGCGCCTGGATAGGCAATCTTAGAAAATCTGAACTTTCACTAGCATATTCTCATCTTTGTTGGGCATTATATGGCTCAGCACGACCCCCGGTTCGACCCTTCCACGCGCGAGCCACAGCCGCGGCGCACACGCGAGAGCAGTGACAATCCTCTCGACTCGGGTTTGCGACGCAAGTTTCTAGCCTTCTGCGAAGACAATCCTGGCGCTGAAGAGTGCCGTATGTATGACGTCTGATGGCCCCGACGCAAACCGCCGCCTACGAAGCACTCCGCACCAGTTACGGCGGCAGTGATCCGACGCTGCCATCGTTCCTTCGGCCCTTCTACGTCAAATACAACTCCGTCAGCAAATCCAGGGACCTCGGGGAAACCGACATCCTCGTCGCTGATCTATCCGGAGAGGTCGGCTCGCAGACGGGCGCCAGCACGCTGTTCTTTAAGGTCGTCCTGCCGCGCAGCGTGGAACTCAGCGTGCGCAAACGCAGCAGCGGTGCCTCGACAGATCGCTTCATCAGTGTTGGCATCCTCGATAGCGACCGCCGGCCTGTGCAACTCGACAACGAGGGCTACGGCTTTCTCAGTGATATCCATAACACCAGCGTCGATGAATCCATCCTCGGTTTACCCGCTGGCACGTATTACATCACGGTTTCCAGTACGCAGTGGCAGGCCATCCCCTACGCCATCACGGTGTTCGTCGGTCGCTACGCCCTCTTGAGCGGAAGCGCTGTCGGGGCTTTCTCCTCGCTGGGACGTCTGCCCCTGGTCAAGGTCGCAGGGCCTGCCACGGGCTCTGCTGCCTCAAGCGGCACCTTGCTGAATCCCAACGTCATCAAGAATGCCACCGGCAGCGCAGGTGGTACCGCCGCCCCCACACTCTCTTTGGCCATTCTGCGCGGCGCGGCGGTCGGTTCGATGCTCCCGACCGGGCGACTGATGATGAATTGGAAGCTGGCAGGTACAGCAACTGGCGCTAATACCAGCGGGGGCACTCTCTCTAGCGAAGCCCCATACGGCGGGGGATACGGTTACTGATCGGCGCTGATTCTCCTTTCCTAGAATCTCGTCATTGCCTATGCGTGGTCCACTGAGGACATGGCGTTTTCCCAGTATCTTGCCGATAAGATTCTGATCTGGATCAAGGGGACGACCTTCCCAACTGCGCTGTCGACCGTCTATATCAGCCTGCATTCTGGCGACCCCGGCACCGCTGGATCCAATAACAACGTTCAAACCACAATTACCGGCAGCGCCAACCGCACTGCTGTGACCACTTCGACCTTCAGCACCGTTGGCTCGGCTGGTGGCGGTGGCTTTCAGATCACTAACAACAATTCAGTTCAGATCACCACCAATGCAGCCGGTGGTGCAACAGTGACCTATTTCGGGGTCTGGGATGCTGTCACCGGTGGCAACTTCCTCGCCTCAGGCCAGCTCACCACTTCGGTCGACGTCGTGGCGGGCGACACCGTTCAGTTCAACGCCGGCGCTCTTGCGATCCGCCTGGTCTGATGGTGAAGCCCAAGAAATCACCGACGGGGGCCATTCACAAGGACCCCATTGAGAAGACAACGCGCCAGGGTAACGGTAAGCGCAGCAAACCCAGCCACGGCCGCAAACTCAAGCGCGGCCAGGGCTAAGGTATTGCCATGTATCAGGCGAAATCCACCTCGAGCTGATACTTTAGGGTGGAATAGTCCTTATGCTCTACCACCACCCAGAGGCGATCACCGTCCAGCACGGTGAACGGACCCAGGGTGACTGTCGAAGTGCCGCTGGCCGGTTTCTTGCGACTGAGGCAACTGATTGCAGCGCCGGGTGTGGCGATGCCGCCGACTTGCCGGAGCACGGCCACGTCACCCACGGCGCAGTGGGCTGCCGTAAAGCTGTTCTCGCTGTATGGGCGCAAGGTCACGGTATAGGCTCCGGCGTTGGTACCCGCGCCATCGGTGAGCTCGTACTGATCCACCGAACCCTGAATCCCGCTCAGGCGTGCGAAGTCGCTTTTGGTGTCGCCAGATTTCGGACCGACAAGTTCGGCGGGGCCAGTGATGACCCGCTTACCGTTAATTCCTTTGCGATTGATCTTGTCGATGACGGCCATGTGCGCTCGCCAAACCTGTACGCGATAAGGGAAGTCTAACGATCTCAGTAATCCCAGATTGCTACAGGTTTAACCCCGGGCCGCGCGGAGAACTTGCCGCCATCACGCGTGTCGATATGAATGAAGCCCTTAGGCCGTCCATCGCCATAGCCGCCGCTCCATCTCTGCACGAGCCACTGATGGAATTTCTGTAGCGATTCGCCAATCGGGTAGATGTCAAGGGCCATCCCCTTGACGTGATAACTGCCCGGCACTCCGCCCACCTGGCTATTGATCGGTTCAGGTCGATACCCGCTCGTCACGCCAAGGGGGCCGTTCCAGGCGACGCGGATTGCATCAAACTCCTTGCAGATGGCGATCAGCGCTTTTTCCTCTGCGCTGCCGGGCTTGGGTTTGCGGCGCGTGTCGTACTGCAATACCTCGCCGACCGTGATGTATTTACCTACCGGGCAGGCGAAGTCACTCCAATTCACCGTTGCGGCCGGTGCGGGAGCCGGTGCCGCCTTCTCCTCCAGCCAGTGCGGTACGTAGAGCGCCCACCGACCTGCCCCACCATTGAGCGTGACCCAGGCATGGCTGTCTTGCGGGATCTCGTCGAGGCGGCTCACGGCCAGTAACTGCCCCTTGGTGATGGATTTTTTACCTGCGTCCGAGAGGTAGTGCCCGTCAATGGGGGCCTTCTTGAGCAGCGTGTCCTGCTGGGCGATGAACTTCATGGTTCCGTCGTCTTCCTGCATCCAGATTCGCCCTTCCCAACGGCGGCGATTTACCAGGCCCGTCAGGGTTGTGCCGCCCGCTTTGACGTACAACCCCAGGGCCTGAGGCATCTGCTGATAGAGCTCGGGTCGCGCGGCGCCATCACGCAAGACCCGGGTAATGGTCTCGAAGCCGGCGCTGCCGTAAAACCTGGCGCCCAGGTTCCAGGCAAAGCTCAAGAGCACCGATTGACGCTTCGCTCCCAACCGCTCCCAGCCCGGGATGCACTCCAGTGCAGGGATGTAATGCTGGTTTAAGAGCTGCTCGAGGTGGGCCCTGCAGATCCTGAGATCACAGGTATCCCCCAACCGCACCGGCTCACCATTGGGGTAGCGCGTCAGACCAGCGCAGATTGTGGGAACACCGACAGGATCGAGATAGGCCTCAGCCTCGATCCCCTCGAACTCCTCAATCAGGCTCGTCGCCAAAGAGAGTGTCTGTGGGTGCGTCGCCATAAATTCCGGCAAATCGTCGCGTTGTCTTCGCCATCGGCTCCCTGCCTTCCATCATTTCGACGGCCAGGTGCTGGGCAGCGGTTTCGCTGTAGCCCTTCGACTGCAGCAAATCATTCAGGCGGAAAAAGGTATCAACTCGGGTATCAACCTGCTCGCCATCGGTCAATACCTCTGCGCTCAGGTGCTCTGCGGCGCCACGAGGAATGCCCTGGCCAGCAAAATGCCGAGCCAGGGCATCAAACATCTCGGGGCTACCGGCTAAACGCATTCACGTCTCACTCAGCAGCTCTAATCTAACCAAGCTGACTTCAGCCCAGGGTCAGGCCCGTATTCCCGAGAATCGCCTCTGGATTAGCGGCAATCTTGCGCAGTCCCATCAGCGCATCAGGATTTTGCGCCAGCAACATGCGCTGCACGGCCTGTTTTGCGCCGGCCGCCATTTGAGCGGCTTGAGTGGCAGCGTTCTGCTGAAGCCCCTGTTGGGTCTGCAGCAGTGAGGTCTTGAGCTGTTCCTGCGCGGGATTGACTAGGCCGGCGGCTTCAGGGTTGGCGTATTGGGGCGAACCACGGAAAGCCAACCCACCATTCAGGCCATCAGCTTTGGTGCCAGGAGGCATCATGGTCATGACGTCCTCCGATCAGCCTTCCGAAACCAGAACCTTGGAGCGCAGGGCCTCAGGAGACGCCTGACTCAGCATCTGCCATGCAGCGGCGGGATTGCGCTCGCTGATCTGGGAGAACATCGCCCAGAAATCATCACCACCGGATGCGGCCTGCACGTCGGGTGCGGGCATCTCCAGTTGAGGGCGCTGATAGGTCGCAGGGGCGGGGGCGAAGCGGCGCTCATTGGCGGCCACTTCGGCAGCCAGGCGGTCCTGGGGCAGCTCAGTGGGGTAGGGGCCTTCGGGACCGAAGAACTCGTTGACGTAATCCGCGAGCAACTCGGGATTGGTCATCAAGGTGTGATACGCAGCATTGTCTTCCGCTGCGGCTTCAATCACCGTATGGGAGTTCTGCAGTTGCTGCTGAATGGTCTGCAGGCTTTGCAGAGCTTCAGCGGTCTGACGCGCCTGGGATAGAAGGGCATCCTCCACCACACAGGCGTAGCGATTCAGCAGGGCAGGGGCCTCAGCGCCGAAGTGCTGGAGAACCTCAAGACTTTCGCTGCTGACGCTTTGCAGATACTCGTCGCTCGCGGCTGCGCTCGGCCCGTTGCTGTAGCTCGGGGCCTGTACCTGTGTCGCCTGGGAATAGGCCTGCGTTTGTGGGAACGCTGAGGTCAGCGGCGCCGAAACGGACGGAGCCGCCTGGTAGCTCACCGGCGCTTGCAGATAAGCCGCCGGAGTAGGGACCGCCGGTTGGGTCGCTACCGAGGAGTACGCCTGGGGCTGGGATTGCGGCGTCGCGCTCAAGCTGGCGAGGAGCCCCTGGTACGCCGCCTGCCATGGGTTGGCCTGGGGCACCGCCACCGGAGCTTCCGGCGAATAGGCCGGCACTTGGGGCGTCTGGTAAGAAGACGGAGTCGCTTGCGCTGTCGACGGGGAGACCGCGGTCGGCGCGGCCACGCTGGATGGGATCGAGGGCTGCGGGGTCGCCACTGCCGTCGCCATCGTTGTACTGTCCTGCATAGGTCAGTTCTCTCTTAAGGAATTCGAGGGCTCGATAGACGTAGGGCGTCAGATCAAGCTTGGGGTCCGCCAGCAGGGGGAGATCCGGAGCCTGCGGATGCGGGATCTGTCGCATGTTTTGAATCAGCGACAGGAAGGTGCCAATGCTTTGCTGAGTGGCCTGCGCCATACGGAATGGGTAGCCACTGAGCATTGCGCTGCGCTCTTCGTCGGTTTTATCCGGGAAGAGGTACCGCAGTGCTTCGATGCTGTTGACACCGAGCTCCTGCAGATTTCGCACAACAATGCTTGAGTTCAGTATATCTTCTGTTGAGTCTTCAAAGACTGGACCTTTCCAGCGCCATTCAATCTTGCGATCACCATCGGGGATCAAACCGACCACACCATCTGGCAGCTGACGTGCTTGCACCGCCTCGGCAATCTTGGCTTCCAACGTGGCATCAAACTTTTGATACGCCTCCTGGAATGCAGCAATCGCCTCTTGGAAGGCCTGCTCGTCGGTGAACTCCTCGCGCATCGGCACAGGAGGAGATTGCAGGTTGATCGCAGCCGCGAAGGAATCACGGAAAATCCGCTCTTCGTGGAAGAGCACCAACGCCAGCAGTTTGCACAGGCCATAGGTGAGCAGTCCGCGGCACTTGCGAGATGCCGTCGTAGCCGCGCGTCCATACAGCGACTTCACCTCGTAGGCCGTTGCGCCCGAGCTGATCCCCAGTTCATCGACGCCGCCTAGGGCATTGCGCAGCTCCTCGCGGTACTGACGGGCATACATGTTCTGGTCGCCCGAGACCGCATCCGGCGTGATGTACGCCACGCGATCCGTCGCCTCGATGTTGGCGATGATGCGCGGCACCTTGACGCCACCGCCGCCGCCACTGCCTAACGGGCTACTGACCCGTGTCGAGGGGCGATTCGCGGCATAGAACCCAGCCTGCGAGCTGATGGTCGGCCGCATCTCCTCACCATCACCCGATTCCACCAGGTCCTGCTTGGGACGGCTGGAAACCAGAGTGGGGTTGCCGTAGAAGGTGATGTTGGCGCGGATGTTCCGGATCAGGTCGTCGTGCGTGACGATGTGATCCGAGAGCCAGTCAAACTCGCCGGTGGCATCCATGCCGGTCGAGCGCATGTTGTTAAACGACTCCACCCCAGGGATGAAGCCGAGGCTGTTGCGCAGCGTCCGCGTGCTGTTCGGTGCGTAGGTCAGCGAGGCGACGCCCGCATCGAAGCTCGGCCGCTCGGTTGTGATCGATTCTTTGATTGTGTCCCGCCGCACCGTGAGCTTCACGTAGCGAAGGGAACCGCCGTCGCCCGCGAGACCCGGTACGCCCGCCAGGCCGTCCCGCACCGTAAAGCTATAGATCAGCTCGACCTCCTCCAGCTCACCGGCAGCGTCGTAGTACGCCCGGTAGTTCTCCTTGCTGAACCACATCAGGCGGTAGGTATCGCGCACGGGGCGGAAATACCACAAACCCTTACCGTCAATCAGGAAATCATCGACGATGCCCTCGAGCCTCGCATCGATTTCATTCTCCTGAATCAGCGTCGCCAGGAAGCTTTTACGGAAGCCAAAGGTATCCTGCGAGGGATAGAACTCCAGACCCTGGCGCAGCATGAACAATCGCATCTGCGAGAGATGCGAGTTGACCACCATGGTGTCAACGCCAGCAGTTCCGTCACGCTTGCGAGCGGACTCCAGAATGCGGCGAAAACGCTCTGTTTTGGGCTGGCTCATAGGTCTATGTTAGTTCCATTCGATCTGGGCAGCCCCGCGTCTCATGAGCCCCTGTACCACGATATTGAGGCTGTCCGCGCAGTCATCGTGGGGGCTATGCCCGAAGTTCGTGATCTCGTCAATCATGTAGCTGAAGTCCCGGTACTTGTTGAAAATGATCTTCTTGCCCTGGAACAGGCCGAGGATCCCGCGCAATCTGGCCAGCTTGTCGCCGCGGAACCCCTTCACCGGGGCAATATTCAAGTTGTAGAGCTGCCATTCGTTGAACAGCACGCGCTTGAGATCCCCCTCAAAGCTCTTTTGATACGCCACCACCTCAGGCCAGATCGTCACCGGTGAACTGGTTTGGAAGTACTGGCCGTTGTCGTTGGTCGCCAGCAAGTTCCATTCCAGCAGCAATTCGCACAACGCCTCGATCTTCTCGATGTTTCCCATCGAGCGCATGCGCCGGTAGTCGATGATGTAGCACTTGTCATCGAGGCGGCCAGCCAACGTAAAGACGGTCCAGTCGTTCCTCTCGCTCATGCCAGCAGAGAGATCGATCCCTACGCCGATCATGTCGTAGGTATCCGGCACCTCGCCTCTGACGAACAGCTCGGGACTAATCCCCAGCTCCGTTGATCGCACCGGCTGGTTCAGATACTGGTACGAAAAGGCGATGCGATCATCGTTCTGCAGTTTCAACAGGTACTTCGTTGACCACATCTCCGGCCAATAGGACTTTGGCCGGCCGTCTTCGTCGTAGCGCAAGGCCGATTGCGTGATGACTTTCCACCCTTTCTTCTCCGTGAAGATCGTCGCGAACAGATCATCGAAATGGAATCGCGTTCCCAGAGCGATCGCGCGCGCACCCTGGAACATCGTCGGCACGATCACGTTCGTCCAGTTCGCCTCCATCTCCCGCCGAATATCGGGATTAGCAATCGAGGCGGCACTCTTAATCGCGTCATCCACCACGATCAGACTGGATCGCTTGGAGGTGATCGTGCCCTTCAAGCCAGCACAGGCGACCGTGAACGCGTCTTCACCCCTGACATCGACGCCGGCATGCTCCCAGTCGATGCTCCACAGTTCATCCGAGGTGCGGACCTTGGAGAGCTTCACGCACGGGAAGACCTCCTGATACTCCTTCGAGAGCACCAGGTTCTTGATCGCTGCACTTTTATTTCTCGCTACGTCCACGTTGTAGGAGACGTAGAGAATCCTCAAGAGCTTCTTCTCGAGGGTATGCCGTCCGATTAGCCAGCCCAGCAGCATCCCTAGGACGGTCGACTTCGCTGAATTCTTGCTCACGACATAGTCTTTGATCACAAACCGCTCATTGGGATGCTCGACTGTCAGGCAGCGAACAGGTCGCTTACCCGCTGGACGAATGTCAACGATCGAGCGCACTAGGCCGCTATTCGAGCGCGAACTCGCTGGGCCGCGATAACGGTTCGCCTTAGCCCGTGCGTGAAACGGATCGACGCCAGACGGCAAGCGGATGCCAAGCCGATATGACATCTTGCACGTGACCTTGCTTCCATCTGCTTTCTTGTAACTCGCCTGGTACGGCTTTCGCATCATGCAGATACCGCCTAGAGACCGAACAAGCTCGGCGACACCCTCGACTAGCTCTTCTGAAGAGGAGCCGAAGCTGATTCCGCCGCGCTCCCGCCCGCAGGTCCCGTCTGTGTCAAGAAGTCCTTGCAGTAACGCAAGCCTCTGATTCAGTGACGCACGCAAGTAAATCCCGGGAATAAACTTCTCATGCGAACGTACGCCCCAGAGGCCGAGGTCTCGCAGCTGTTCCATCACATGATTCTTGCGACCCTTCGCACCCTTGATTCGCCAATCGCCCGGCCTCCCAACAGGCGATAGCTCTAATTCCGGCGGTAGGGCGCTTCGTACCCGATTCACGAGGTCTGGATCATTCTTATGAAACCGCACGGCTCCCGTGCTTAAGGCGCCGTCCCCCAATAAAACCCCCAGCAGATAAGGATCCAAGGGGAGCTCCAGCTCCGGGTAGTGGACCGGCGAGGCGACCGGAACTTGGTAGCGGGCATATCCACGCGAATCCAACCAGGGGCGCTCACCCTCTGCAGCACGGCGCTGCAATCGCTGAACGCCCGTCCGCCAATTCCCGCGCGTGCCGGTTGGGACCAATGTCCTGACCTCCTCGAGGGTGACAGTCCGCCAGGTTCCCTTCTCGTCCGAGCCCATGCGGCGGACGTCCCATCGATGACTGTCATCGCAGATCAGGCTCGTGCCGTCCGAGAGCATCACCTCCCAGCATGGGGTCGACGGGTAGTCCACGGTCGCCAGCACGGCCGTGGCTGTCCCGTCGTCGGCGATAACCTCATCGCCAGCCCTGATCTCCGCCAGCCTCCGCCAGCCACTCGGGGTTGCTACTGGCGTCTCCACGTCCAGCGGTCCCCGCGGACTGAGCAGGCAGGTATTGGGACCAGCGATGTCGAGCAGGTGCTCATTGCTTTGGCCGGTGAGAAAGGCGCGGTGCCATTCCTTCATGTGCCGCGCAGGGGGTTTGCCCATCAGCTCACAGAAGTAGCCGAAGTTCTCGCGCGCCTTCAGGACATAGGGAGGGACAACCTCCTCAACGGCAACCTCTGGTTCCGCCTTAATACTCTGAGCCGCCTTGAGCGCGCTTCGTCTGCGCGCCATGGCGATCGATACGCCTGCCATGGACCTAGCTTATCGGTTTTTCACTATTTCAGTGGACGCGGCCAATTCCGTCACCGGAATTTTCCGGTTCACTTCTCGCTATCGAGTTGGGCCCACACCGATTCGAATGCCGCATCCAAAGCGGCTATCACCTCATCATTACCCTTGAAAATCTGACGCAGCGACCGCATCACCGCATCGGCTCCCGCAAGGATCAAGCCCCGCCGGTCGGTGGCTTTGGTCATGCGGTCAATTTCTGAGATATGCCCGCGCAGCTCCTTTGAGAGGTGAGCGATCTTCGTTGCCGCAGCATCCGGCTTGACGAGGTCCGCCGCCACCTGCTGACGCAGGAAGTCCACGTCGGCCTCAAGCTTGCAGACTTCACCAAGGAGCAGCTCGCGGCGATTCAGCTTGCGGTAGTGCTTCTGCACCCACCGCTCGAGGACCGTGAAACCGTCGTCGTAGCCAAGGACGGTTGCATACAGCCAGATCTCGTAGATCGAATACGTATTCTCTGCGTAATTCAGAAAACCCTCTCGCCGATCATCATCCAGCGCCGCAAGAAATCTTGCGACCGCTCCATCACCGACAGCTGTCATCAGCCATAAAAGCGAGCACCCTGTGAACGTATCGCGCCCCTGGCATCTGCACGCAGTTTCCGCTCTTCCAATGTCTTCTGGCCGAGGGTTTCCCGCTCTTGGCGCCCCTGCTCCTGATAACCAAGACGTTGCTGTTCGCCTGTGGCCCCAATATTCAATCGCTCCTGGGAGCCGGTTTCGCGAATCCCGGCACGTTGCTCTT